TGCGATGTCAGAAACAACACTCCACAAATCATTGATACTAACCAGTTTGTTGGTGATATATATATTAAACCAGCTCGTTCTATCAACTTTATCCAGTTGAATTTCATAGCTGTTGGGACTGGCGTTCAATTCTCCGAAGTTGTTGGCAAATTCTAATAAATAGATAAAAGCTCAAAAGGAGTAAAATAAATGCCATTTAACATTAGTTCGTTCAAATCAAATGGTCTGGTATACGGTGGTGCCAGACCATCTCTATTCAATGTTTTCCTATCAGTCCCAGGCGGTATTGGTATCGATAATACAGCTGTAGACAAATTTCGTTTCGTTTGCCGTACAGCTGAACTACCAGAATCAACGGTTTCATCTATTGATGTTCCTTATTTTGGTCGTAAGGTTAAGGTTGCTGGCGATCGTGCGTTCGGTGATTGGTCAGTAACTGTAATGAACGACGAGGATTTCTCTGTCCGTGCAATGTTCGAAACTTGGTCAAATGCTTTAAATAGACACGTTTCTAACGTTCGCGATCCTAACCTTTCAGCTGAAAATTACAAGACAGATCTTGAAGTTATTCAGTACGGTAAAGATGGTAGCGCAATTAGAAGTTATATGATTGTTGGCGCTTTCCCAACTTCAATTAGTGCAATAGGACTTAGCTGGGATTCAGCAAGTGCTATTGAAGAATTCTCTGTAACGTTCTCGTACGATTACTGGGTACCAGTTATTGAATCTTCTGATAAGAAAGCTGGCGGCGTAACCACTTATGGCGCACAGGCAATCCAAGACGGCGTTAACGGTGCAAGCTAATAAATACTATTTTATGATTGTAGGGGAGATGAAAATTCTCCCCATTTTGGAGATTTAAATGGCAGAATTATTCGGTTTCGAATTTAAAAGAAAACAACAAACGGCTATTGACCAGATTCAATCCTTTTCACCAAAGGAAACTGATGATGGTGCAGTAGTCGTTGCTGCTGGTGGTGCGTTTGGTACATATGTTGATCTTGATGGTACAGTTAGAACAGAAGCCGAACTAGTAACTAAGTATAGAGAAATGTCTCTTCATCCTGAATGCGATTCGGCAGTTGATGAAATTGTAAACGAATCTATTTCTATTGATGAAGAAAGTATTGTACAAATTAATTTGGAACATGTTAAAAATATGTCTCCACAAATTAAAAAAATTGTAGTCGATGAATTTCAAAATTGCTTAAACTTACTTCAATTTAATACACATGCATATGATATTTACCGTCGCTGGTATGTTGATGGTCGTCTTTATTATCATGTTCTTGTTGATGAAAAGAACCCCAAAGAGGGTATTAAAGAATTACGTTACGTAGATCCTCGTAAGATCCGTAAGGTCAGAGAAATAGCAAAGAAGCGTGTTCAAAACGGAAACTCCGGCGACGCTGTTATTTCTAAAGTTGCAAATGAATACTTTATTTTTAATGATAAGGGGTTCAACTATGGTAATAAAACAGTTGGACCCTCTACAACTGGTTTAAAGATTGCTAAAGATTCTATTCTTCATGTTGTATCTGGGTTAACTGATAATCAGGGTACAATGGTTCTTTCATATATGCATAAGGCTATCAAGGCTCTTAATCAGCTTCGTACCCTTGAAGACGCATTGGTTATCTATCGTCTTGCTCGTGCCCCTGAACGTCGTATCTGGTATATCGATGTTGGTAACTTGCCTAAGATGAAAGCCGAACAGTACGTTCGCGACATCATGGTTAAGCATAAGAATCGTTTGATTTACGATGCTGCATCTGGTGAAGTACGCGATGACCGCAAATTCATGACTATGTTGGAGGATTATTGGCTTCCTCGTCGTGAAGGTGGTAGAGGTACGGAGGTTACTACCCTACCTGGCGGTCAGACACTCGGTCAAATGGACGACGTTCTTTATTTTCAAAAGAAGTTTTTGCAGTGCTTAAACGTTCCAGTAAGTCGTCTTAACTCAGACGCTCTATTTTCTATTGGACGTGCCACTGAAATTACAAGAGACGAACTTAAGTTCGCTCGTTTTATTATACGTTTACGTTCTAGGTTCTCCCAGTTGTTTACCAAAATGCTAGAAAAGCAAATGGTACTTAAAGGGATTATGACTCCCGACGACTGGAACTCTTTTGTAACTGATATTAGATTTGATTACGCTAAGGATAATTATTTCACCGAACTCAAGGATGCTGAAATTGCTCAGGGTCGTATTCAGTTGGCTGGTGCATTCCAGGACTTTGCTGGAAAGTATTATTCGCACGATTGGATTCGTAGAAACGTTCTTCAGCAGTCTGATATGGATATTGAAGAGCAGGAAGCACAGATTGCTGCTGAATCACAGGCTCAAGACCCTCGTTGGCTCAACCCAATGATTGAACAGAATGCCGCTCAGATGCAACAGCAACAGGCAGCGCAACAACCACAAGAACAACAATCCCCCGAGGATCAAAATAAACAAGAAGAAGTTAGACAGGCTCTTGTATTCATTAAGCAGATGAAACAAAAAGGAACCCCTTCTAACCGCTCTATTCAGGACCAATCAAAATATAAGGCAGCAGTTCAAGTTGTAGCTAAGAATCCTGATATAGCAAAATCATTGAGTTCAAATATGGGCCAAACACAATAGTGAGGAATTTATAAATGACAGATAATAATAAATATGAAATGGGCGATTTAGTTATTGCAGCTGCACAGCAGAAACCATTAGATTTCGAAATAGCGTTTAATGATTTAATTGTTGATAGAATTTCAAATGCTATTAACGATAAGAAAATTGCGGTTGCTCAACAGATGTATGGTTACACTCCAGATAACGAAGAAGAATCAGAGGATTAAACAAATGGCGAAATCGCTTAGAGATATATCTCCTAAAGGAGTTAAGAAAAGTAAAACTGAACCTATGGATATTTCTGACCTGAACGCAGCGTCTGGTAACCAGGATTTCGCCAAGAAGCATAAAATTGAAAAGCACGAAGATCGTGCTGGTAATAGTGATGAAGTTTATAAAGGTAAAACTAAACAAACTGATATGACCAAACATGGTTATAAAGCTCCAGCTGATGAAAAAATTTACGAAGCTAAATGTAATATGACAGAAGCTGGAACTATGTGCGAAGTTCATGGTGATAAAAATTGTTCAGTTCCAGAAGCTGGTGTTGGTAAAAGAGGTTTACTGGCTGATAAAAAAAAACTCAATGAAGTACTAACTAAGAAAACACCAGTTAGTAATGTGATCGATGGGTTCGTTCATAGCAAAAATAAAATGTTCAAAGGTGATTCGAAGAACCAGCGTATTAAGAGAGCACTTGGAGCATACTATAGTATACATAAAGAAGACGCTGAACAAATTGATGAGTTATCAAAAGACGCTGTTGGTGATTATATAAAGTCAGGATCTTCATCAGCAGCAAATTTAAAAACAGATGCTGCTTATGCAAATATGACTGGCGATGATGCAAGAGCAAATAAGAATAGAGACAAGGCTCGTAATCGTCAGGCTGGAATTTATACAGCTGTTAATAAATTAACTGGTCGTGCACGAGTTAATGCTAATGAAGAAGTTGACCCATATGTAAAGAACCTTCCGCCGATTAGTGCTGACGGTAGTGCCAGCCCAGAACGTCTTAATAAGTTAGCTTCTATGGCAGGTTCTAAACCAGGTAAATCTTCTGAGCCAACTCAGGCGGATAGAGAAAAAGGTGCCAGTTTTGAATCGGGCGGAAAAAAGAAAATTAAAGAAGATCTAGCTATGCCTATGCTTGAAGGTGGTAAGAAAAAGAAAACAAAAAAAGAGTCCGGAGAAGATACTCCTATGAGATTCCCTTCTGGTAATGTAGGCGATAACGATAAGTCAGGAGTAATTTAATGTCAGGAATTATTAAACCATTAGGAACAGAATCTGTTTGTAATACAACAACTTTTAGTTCTTACAGCAATAGTACATTAGTAAAAATATCACATGCTTCTGCTATTACAACTTTAGCTTTAATTACATGTAAAGATTCTACTAATTCTACAACTAAATGGACAACTTCTGTTATTGGTGGCGAAACATTGATTGTTGAAAAAGGTGCAACAGATATTTTGACTTCGAATAACACAGCTGCTACATTAGTAGCCGTTCCTGTTGCATATAAAAATTAAGAGGAAACAATGAAGCTCTTTACAGAACTAGTCGAAGACGTACAATATATTACCGAAGCAAAAGAAAACGGTAAGAAGGATTATTTCATTGAAGGTATTTTCCTTCAGGCTGAAATTCAAAACCGTAACGGTCGTGTTTACCCAATGCATGTATTAGAAAACGAAGTTCAGCGTTATATGCGAGAAACTGTTGATAAGGGTCGTGCCTATGGAGAGCTCGGACACCCAGCTGGCCCATCAATTAATTTAGATCGTGTATCTCATATTATCACAGAGCTTAAGCGTGATAAGAATAACTTCATTGGAAGAGCAAAGCTTACCGAAACTCCTATGGGAAATATCGCCCGTGGTCTTTTAGAGTCAGGCGCTAACCTTGGCGTTTCTTCTCGTGCTATGGGTTCACTAAAAGAATCAAACGGTAAGATGGTTGTACAGAGCGACCTACGTCTTTCAACTGCTGCTGATATTGTTGCTGATCCTTCTGCCCCAGAAGCTTTCGTTAAGGGTATAATGGAAAATGTAGAATGGCTTTATGACCCAGTACATAATACTTGGCATGAGCATAAGCTTCACGAAACTAAGAAGAAAATACATAATATGTCAAAGTCGCAGCTTGAAGAACAGCGTTTGGCTATTTTAGAAGATTATATTGCTTCTCTAGCAATAAACAATAAGTTTATATAAATAATTTTAAATTCTATTAAGGAGACTTTTAATGGCTAACGAAAATAACAAGGACTTGGAAAATATGTCAGAACTTCCTGTTGACGAAATTGAAAACGAAGAAGATGGTCTAGAGGAAGAAACTCTTGCTGCTTCATCACTTCATCCTGGAGCTAGATCAGTTTCTGACCCTAAGTCAAAGATTGGTATGATGCAGGCTGTTATGGGTCAGATGGGCCAGATGTCAAAGGGCGACCTAACTCATTGGTTTGCTGCAACTATGGCGCAGTTCGGTCCTGGTAAGGATTATGGCGTCGGCGATAATTCAAAAAAGAATGCATCAACACTTAATATGAAGCCTTCTTCAGCATCATCTTCAATGAGAGAAGACGTTGAAGAAATGTTCAACGGTTATGAAATTTCAGAAGAATTCAAGGAAGAAGCATCAACTCTATTCGAAGCAGCTGTTCATGCTCGCTTGACTGTTGAAACCGCACGTCTTGAAGAAGCATTCGAACAAAAGCTTGAAGAAGAACTATCAATCTTCAACGAAGAACTAACTTCAAAGATCGACACATACCTTGACTATGTTGTCGAAAACTGGATGAAAGAAAACGAAGTAGCCATCGAATCAACTCTACGTAATGAAATTATGGAAGAATTCATGGATGGTCTTAAGAATCTGTTTTCAGAACATTATATCAATGTACCTGAGGATAAGGTAGATGTTCTAGAAGCTCTTGCTGAAAAGGTAAGTTCTCTAGAAGAGAAGCTTGATGAAACAATTTCCGAAAACGCAGCACTAAAGGGTACTCTAATTGAAGATCAAGCTAGAGATATCTTTGAAGAACTTGCTTCTGACCTTGCACTAACACAGCAGGAAAAGTTCGCAGCTCTCGCCGAGGGAATTGAATTTGATGGCAATCTTAATACTTATGCGAAGAAGTTGAATATCATTAAGGAAAATTATTTCCATACTGAGAACACAACTTATTCTTCAAATATCGAAGAAGAAACATTCGAAGGCGAAATTTCTGAAAATACTCGTTACGTTGACCCAAATGTCAACCGTTACGTTCAGGCTATCGCAAGAAACGTTAAAAAGTAATTTTTTATAAATAATTTATATCCTAAAAACCCGAAAGGAAAAACTAAATGTATCTAGCTGAGGAAATTCAAAACAAGTGGTCACCTGTTCTCGATCATGACGCTCTTGGCGTTATTAAGGATCAGCACCGCCGTTCCGTAACTGCAATCATGCTTGAGAACACTGAAAAGGCTCTCACAGAATCTGCAGCTCATGGTTCATACCAGACTCTAACAGAAACTTCATCTGGCATTCCAGCCAACTTCATGGGCGCTTCAAGCTCAACTGCTGGTTCTGGCGGTATCGATACTTTCGACCCAGTTCTTATTTCTCTAGTACGTCGTGCTATGCCTAACCTTATGGCATATGACATCTGCGGCGTTCAGCCAATGACTGGTCCAACTGGCCTTATCTTCGCAATGCGTTCGCGTTATGATGACCAAGCTGGCGATGAAACCTTCTACAACGAAGTAAACACTGCCTTCACTGGTGCTGGTGGTCTTACTGGCGTTGACTCAAATAACTTCGGTTTAGGTTTCAAGGGAACATTCCCAGGTGCAACTAATACTTCACCTCTAACAGCAACTAACACCTATAATACTGGTGCTGGTATGACTACTGCTAACGGCGAAGCTCTTGGCGTTGATAACGGCAATAACTTCCCACAGATGGCTTTCAGCATTGAGAAGGTTACTGTAACTGCTAAGACTCGTGCCCTAAAGGCAGAGTACACTATGGAACTTGCACAGGACCTTAAGGCAATTCATGGTCTTGATGCAGAAACTGAACTTTCAAACATCCTTTCAGCCGAAGTACTTGCTGAAATCAACCGTGAAGTTGTTCGTACAATCAACATCACTGCTGTTAAGGGTGCTATGGATAACACTACTACTCAGGGCGTATTCGACCTTGACACCGACTCAAACGGTCGTTGGTCAGTTGAAAAGTTCAAGGGTCTTATGTTCCAGCTTGAAAGAGAAGCTAACCAGATCGCCAAGCAGACTCGTCGTGGCAAGGGTAACATCGTTATCTGTTCTTCAGACGTTGCTTCTGCTCTTCAGATGGCTGGTGTTCTTGACTACACTCCTGCTCTTAACTCAAACAACCTTCAGGTTGACGATACTGGTAATACCTTCGCTGGTGTTCTTAATGGTCGCCTTAAGGTTTATATCGACCCATACGCAATCGGTGGCAACTATCTAGTTGTTGGCTATAAGGGTTCGTCAGCATTCGACGCTGGTCTATTCTATTGCCCATACGTTCCTCTACAGATGGTACGTGCAGTTGATCAGGCTACATTCCAGCCTAAGATTGGATTCAAGACTCGTTACGGAATGGTTGCAAACCCATTCGCACAGGGTCTAACAGCTGGTTCAGGTGCGCTTACTATTAACACCAACGTTTACTATCGTCGTGTTATCGTAAACAACCTAATGTAAGTTAGGAAGAAGACGGTTTCAAGCCGCAAACTTTAAGAGGGGTCTTCGGATCCCTCTTTTTTATAAATAGTTGAAATGGAGATTACTATGTCAGCTATAGACAATACCCCTGAAAATAAAAACTTCCTAAGCCCTCTTAATTTTAGATTCCAAATTAAAAAAGCCCCTCATGTTAACTTCTTTGTTCAGAAGGTTAACATACCTGACATTGCTATAAGAAGTTCAGACACCCCAAACCCATTTGTTAAGATCCCATATCCAGGCGATCATATGGAGTTCGGTGCATTGAATATTACGTTCAAGGTAGATGAAGACCTTCAAAATTATCTAGAAATACATAACTGGATCAGAGCTCTTGGTAAGCCAGAAGACTTTGCTGGTTATGCTGATATCGCATCTAAACCTTCATGGACTGGCGATGGTATCTATTCTGATATATCTGTCTTAGTTTTAGCAAGCACAAAAATGCCTAATTATGAAGTTGCATATGTTGATGCTTTTCCTATTAGCCTAACTGGTATAAGTTTCGCAACAACCGACAATAACGTAAATTATATAGAAGCATCAGCCACTTTCAAATACACTTATTTTACAATTACTAAGATTTAACTTTACTTTCTACTCGAAATATAGTATATTATAACATTGATAATATAGAGAGTAATTATGAAAATCGAAGATATACTTGAAAAGTGGAAAGAAGACTCGGAGGTTGATCGTACAGAGCTCGGAGACGAGGCTCTTAAGATACCAAAACTTCATCACAAATATTATCAGATGTATATCTCAGAGAAGCTTGCACTGCGTTCTCTAGACGCTGATATGAAGAAGCTTAAACTAGATAAGTATGAATTTTATACACAGGGACATACAGAAGAAACTAGAGCTCTTGGTTGGGAGCTTCCTGCAAAAGGAATGATTCTTAAAACAGATATACCTATGTATATTGATGCAGATAGAGAACTAATTAAGCTCTCTCTTAAAATAGGTATTCAGCAAGAAAAAATAGAATTACTTGAATCAATTATTAAGTCATTGAATAACAGAGGATATAATATCAAAGCTGCTATTGAATGGATTAGATTTACGAATGGGTCATAATGGAAATAATTGAGATAGAAAAAGTCAACGAGACTTATAATAAGATAACTGCTGACCCATCAACTATTATGGAGTTGAGTGGGTATTTCACGTTTGACGTTCCTGGCGCTAAGTTTACACCTGCCTATCGTAATAAAATGTGGGATGGTAAAATTCGCCTTCTTAACACTATGACTTGTTTACTTTATGCTGGTCTTAATGCCTATGTTGAAGAGTTCGCCAGTAAGCGTAACTATGTTGTGATATATAAATCTGATTTTTCAGCTGATGAGTTTTCCCTCAAAGAAGCCATGGAATTTATTTCTACTTTAAAACTTCCAGAAAAGTTTACACCAAGAGATTATCAAATAGGAGCCTTTACACATGCTGTACGTAATCGTAGATCTTTACTTCTCTCACCCACCGCTTCCGGTAAGTCGTTTATCATCTACTTAATTACGAGGTACTATAATGCACGCACTCTTATTATTGTTCCAACTACTTCTTTGGTTAGTCAACTTGCCTCTGACTTTGGCGACTATGGGTTTGTATCTGATCGGTTCATTCATAGAATCTTTGCTGGACAAGATAAACAAACGGATAAACCAATTACCATCTCAACCTGGCAGTCCATATATAAGATGCCTAAAGAGTATTTCCAACAATTTGATGTGGTCATAGGAGACGAAGCGCATCTATTCAAAGCTAAATCTCTTACTTCTATTCTTTCTAAGCTAGATAATTGCAAGTATCGTTTTGGCTTTACTGGCACCTTGGATGGAAGTCAAACTCATAAGCTCGTTCTTGAAGGACTATTTGGTCCTGTACGAAAAGTAACAACTACTTCTGAATTAATTGATCAAAAGCACTTGGCAGAGTTTAAGATTAAGGCTATCGTACTTTCATACCCCGACGAGATCAGAAAGATGATTGCTCGCTCTGCTGACTACCAGGCAGAGATGGATTATATCGTTAGGCTTGATGCTAGAAATAAATTCATTAGAAACTTGACCCTTTCGCTCGAAGGCAATACTCTATTATTGTTTCAGTATGTTGAGAAGCACGGTAAGGTATTATTCGATAGGATAGTTCAGGAAGCCAAGGATAGAAAAGTATTTTATGTTTCTGGTGAAGTTGATGGAGAGGAACGTGAGGAGATTCGTAAAATTGTCGAGACAGAAAAGAATGCAATTATTGTTGCTTCTTTCGGAACTTTCTCCACAGGTGTTAACATTCGTAATTTGCATAACGTTGTATTCTCTAGTCCTTCCAAATCTAAAATTAGAAACTTACAGTCAATTGGTCGTGGACTACGTAAGTCAGATAGTAAAGATAGCGCAACGCTATACGATATCGCCGATGACATGAGCTGGAAAAGTAAAAAGAACTTTACCTTGCTCCATTTCATGGAGCGTATAAAGATATACAATGAGGAGAAGTTTCCATACAAGATATATAATGTAACCTTGAATATATGATTGCAGCATCACATTAATGATTATACTATGGTCTAGAAAAAAGTAAAGGACAAAAATGGCAAGAGTTAAAAATTATATCAACAATAAAACGTTGTACACATCTATGATCGAACATAGAACAAAATTGAATAGTGCTTTAGCTGACAATAAACCCAAGCCACAGGTTTCGAATTATATCGGGCAATCTATTCTTTTGATTTGTAACAACCTTGCCAAAAAACCTAATTTCTCAGGATATACATATAAGCAAGATATGATATCAGATGGTATTATTGATTGTATTGCTGCGGTTGATAACTTTGACCCAGATAGGACCAATAACCCATTCGCATATTTTACACAGATCGCCTGGAACGCCTTCATCAGAAGGATTCAAAAAGAAAAGAAACAAACATACATTAAACATAAAAACTTCGAAAACAGTTTTCTTATGAACGAACTTTGGAACGACTCGGAAAACATTCATTTAAAATCAAACGAATATTCATCGGAAGTTGTTAGGTCGTATGAAAATAAGTTGACAAAAACCAAAAAACAAAGTAAACTTAGTGGAGTTGAAGTGTTTTCTGTTATACTAGATGAGGTAAACAAAAATGAAGAATGAACACCTACTACCAGTCAACATTATTGACTTGGTAGAAAAGTACCATAATCCAAATATTCGCGAGAACGAAAAGATGAATTATCAACTTCGTTTGGAAACTATCGTTTCCTACGTTACGGAATCGCTCGCCAAGAAGCCTTCGAAGCCATCAATTAATATTAAAAAGAATCACATCGTTAGATGAAGATAGCACTTATCACAGATACACACTGGGGCGTTCGTAATGACAACATTGCATTTATGGATAATTCGAAAAAATTCTTGGATGAAGTATTTTTTCCCTATTTGGACACTAATAATGTTCGCACTGTTGTTCATCTCGGTGACTTGGTAGATCGTCGTAAGTATCTAAATCATTATACAATGCATCGGTTGATGAACGATTTTTTGATACCTTTGGATAACAGAAACATTAACTGTCACTTCATTGCTGGTAATCACGATACTTACTTTAAAAATACTAATGAAATTAACGCCATTGAAAATATCCTTGGTGATAGATTTGAAGATAACTTCACTTCATATCAAAGGTTTCCTCGTGAGTTTAACTTTGATGGCACTCCTGTATTAATGCTACCATGGATATGTGATGAAAATAGACTTGCCTGCATGGATAAAATTAAAAATACTCCAGCTCAGATTGTCATGGGTCATTTGGAGTTGGCAGGTTTCGAGATGCATAAAGGATCTATGGTTTCTCATGGAGATGATCGTTCTAGCTTTGATCGCTTTGATTTGGTTCTCAGTGGCCATTATCATCATCGTTCCGGTGATGGCACTATCCATTATCTGGGTAGTCACGCTGAGTTTACTTGGAGCGATTATAATGATCCTAAAGGCTTTCACATCCTGGATACAGAAACCAGGAACTTGACTTTTATCGAGAACCCATATAAGATTTTTAAGAAGGTATGGTATAATGATGCTGATGCTACTTTCTTAAACTCTGATATAGATTATTTTCAATATAAAAACTGTATGCTTAAAGTTATTATTCAAGAGAAAACTAATTTATTTTGGTTTGATAAGTTTATTGAAAATATTGAATCAGAAACTCCTCTTGAGATTCAAATTGTAGAAGACCATCTTAATCTCAATCTTGAAGAAGATTCTGATATTGTTAACGAAGCAGAGTCAACGATTGATATTTTCAAAAAGTATATTAATGGTTTCGATGAAAAAACTGTTAATAAGGACAAGCTAGAAAAGAAAATTGTTGAATTGTACAATGAGGCTTTGGCTGTTGAATGATAATATTTAAAAAGTTACGTTGGAAAAACTTCCTTTCTACAGGTAATGTTTTTACTGAAATTAATTTGAATGAACATAACACCACGCTTATCGTTGGTGAGAATGGTGCTGGCAAATCAACTATGCTTGATGCGCTTTCTTTTGTACTATTCGGAAAAGCATTTAGAAAGATTAATAAGCCACAGCTTCTTAACTCTATCACTCAAAAAAACTTGGTTGTTGAGATAGAGTTTTCTATTGGTGTAAATAAGTACAAAATTATTCGTGGTATGAAGCCGACTGTATTTGAAGTATATCAGAACGGTAATCTATTAAACCAGTCTGCCGAGATGAAAGACTATCAGGAGATTCTCGAGAAGCAAATTATAAAGGTAAACCATAAGTCGTTCTCTCAGGTAGTTGTTCTCGGCTCCGCTACCTTTCAGCCATTCATGCAGCTGAGTTCTTCTCAGCGTCGTGATATTATCGAAGACCTTCTTGATCTTCAAATATTCACAACGATGAATGCACTTTTGAAAGATAAGGTTCAGCTTAATAACGAACATATTGTAAAGAATAATAACAATAGAAAATTGATTGAAGAGAAGATCAAGTTGATTACTTCACATCTTGCCGAGATGCAAAGTAATAACGAGCAGTTAATTATTGAAAAGAAATCAAGGATAGAAGAGACAGATAAGCTAATTGATGCGTTAAACGACGAGTATTGGAAGTACGAGAATAAGCGTCAAGAACTTGTGCAGTCTATCGAGGACGAGCCTAAGATTAGTAAGCGTATCAATCAGTTGGGTCAACTAAAGCATAAGATCGAAGCCAAGCGTGCATTGATCAAAGAGGATCTTAACTTTTTTAGTAAACATGATGGTTGCCCAACCTGTAAACAAGTTATCGATCAAGAGTTTAAAACTAAAACAGTTTCGGATAAGAACTCTGAACTTGGTGAGATGGAAGGTGCTCTTGAAAAGTTGATTGAGCAGTATGAAGAAACAAACGACCGTCTGAACGGTATTATGGAAGTACATATGGAAATCAATAACAACCGTATGGAAATTCAGAGAGTAAAAACTAAAACAAATTCGCTGATTGAATATCGTGATACCCTTGAAGATGAAATAAAGAATATTACTAAGAAGGTTGCTATTCAGGACGATACTAAGATACTTGATCTTGAAAAAGAGATGAACGACCTTAAGAAAAGCTACAACGAACTTAACGAAGATAGATTGGTTCTTACAGCAGCTTCTTCTCTTTTAAAAGATGGTGGTATCAAAGCAAGGATTATCAAGCAGTATGTACCTGTTATTAATAAACTCATTAATAAGTATCTCAGTTCTATGGATTTCTTTGTCCAGTTCGAACTCGATGAGGAGTTCAACGAAACAATTAAATCTAGATTCAGAGATGAGTTTTCTTACGCCTCGTTTTCTGAAGGTGAGAAAATGCGTATTAACCTTGCGATCCTGTTTACTTGGCGTTCTATTGCTAAACTTCGTAACTCAATTAGTACTAATCTACTTATTATGGATGAGGTATTTGATTCTTCTCTAGATTCGAACGGAACCGAAGAATTCCTTAAGATTATTATTAACTTGACTTCGGACACGAATACGTTTATAATAAGTCATAAGACGGATCAGCTTTACGATAAGTTCTCTAAGGTACTTAAATTCGAAAAGCACAAGAACTTCTCACGGGTGGTATAATGCGGCGTTGGTGGAGACTCTGGGCTAAAGCTTTGGGTAGAAAAGATGGCATAACAGATAGTGAATCAAATAAAGTAGCTATTATGCGCACCATTATTGTTTTATCGTATATCATAACAAACATGTTCATCATAGCAGGAGTGATACGACATTGGTAGTAAATTTAGAAAAGGATCCAGTAACAGGAGAGCTTATCCTTCCTATCCCAACAGACCTGCTATCGCAGATGGGGTGGATTGAAGGGACAGAATTGTTTTGGATTGATAATGAAGATGGCACATATAGTTTGAAGGAAAAGAAAAATGGAACTAGTGAAGAGCAACGACCCGATTCTACTGACCCAGTGTCTACCGTTCAACTTTCAGGAACCACCGTTCGACCCGATTGAGTTCTCACATGAACTTGTTAAAAATATGTATGATTGGAACGGTCTTGGGCTTGCTGCCAATCAAGTGGGAGTACCTTATCGCGTATTCGCTATGCGTGGCTCTCCAGAGAATTTTGTATGTTTCAATCCTAGGATTGTGCAGCCGTCCGCAGAAAATATTATTCTCGAAGAAGGTTGCCTCTCGTTTCCTGGATTGCTTGTTAAGGTAAAGCGCCCGAAACATATTCGTGTTCGTTTTCAAACACCTAATGGTGATACTCGAACAGAAACATTCATCGGTATGACCGCCAGAATTTTTCAGCACGAGCTAGATCATTTAGACGGAAGGCTTTACTTTAATCGTGCAAACAAGTATCATAAAGAGATAGCAATGAAGAAGTGGAAACGAGGAGAAATTTCCACTCTCAAAGTCAATCCTATCGGAGTTTACGGTGAACATCTTTTACGTTGATCATGACCCAGTCCAAGCCGCTGAGTGGATGGTAGATAAACATGTTGTTAAAATGATTCTCGAGAGTGCCCAGTTGCTCTCGACAGCTCATCGAGTTCTTGATGGTGTAAAACAAGAACGTCAGCGCCTTATTCCTGGAACTCTTGAACAACCAAAGTATCGTAAACATACTTCTTGGGTTCTTCCTGATGCTAGGGATAATGTTTTGTATGCTGGAACGCATATCAATCATCCATCAGCAGTTTGGTGTCGTACTTCTATTCAAAATTATGACTGGCTTGTTGATCACATGTATGCTCTTATGCGCGAGTATACTCATCGTTACGGTAAAACGCACAAGTGTTATGGTGAGATCTCGTATATGCTGCAGTCCCCTCCTAAAAATCTTAAAGATTGGGATTGGACCCCGATGCCTTCTTGTATGGCAGAAGAGTATATTATTTCTGATGACCCATTGACTAACTATCGAAATTATTATATAATGGGCAAGTCAAACCTTCATAAGTGGACTAACAGACAACCTCCGGAGTGGATCAATGCGTAGTTGGGAATGGGACTGGTTTATTGGATGGACCTGCGGAACAGTAATTATTTTAGGTCTTTTAACTGCAATTTATCTTGGTACTACTGATACAAATCAAAGATATTATGCATCTATGGATAAGTGCACTACTGCTGGTGGTTCGTTTATTCCTATTCGTGGTAGCGAAGCAATTTGTCTTATGGGGAACAAACAATGAGTTTTTATACAGACGTGAAAGATTTTCATCAGGCATTCGGTCAGCGTATTGGTGAGAAGCCAGAGTTTCCTGATAGAGAAGAGCGAATTCTTCGTAGGAAGCTTATCACGGAAGAATTTAATGAACTTACTGATGCAGAATACGCCAATGATCTTGTTGAAGTTGCTGATGCCCTTGCTGACATTATCTATATTGCTTGTGGTACTGCCGTTTCTTACGGTATTCCTTTGGACGATGTTTTTGCTGAGGTTCATCGAAGCAATATGGCAAAGCTGGTCGATGGCAAGGTAATCCGTCGCGAAGACGGTAAGGTTCAAAAGCCAGAAGGCTGGACTGCTCCTGATATCAGAAGTGTGTTGGATAAAGCACACACAAAATATATTTGTAAAATTGCATCTATTACGCTATAATTGTCGTATATATAATATACAATTCTAGCACAGGAGATTAAAATGGTAGAATTACTCGTTCGTCAAAAGATCGATTCAGAGGAAACTCTTGGTACATTTGTATCTAATAATTACTATGATCGTGTTATTGAAACAGATTGCGATCTTTATGCCTGGAATCAAGTTGGCGAAAATAATGAAAAGAACTTGATTTTCAAGTATCGTAAAAACGTTTTCACTAAAGAAGAACAGGATGCTGCCTATACAGGTCTTAGAGAAGCTGCATCAGAATCTCAAAATCGTGGTCTTGCGGCTGGACCCAGAGGAGACATGCTGGGCGCTACTGGTCGTGGCGGGCGTGATTGGGTTACTGCTGAACATGAAGAAATTCTTTCTTTCTTGGCTAAAACACATTCACCCCTTGAAGAAGATACAGTAGATTCAATTCGTGAACGCCATAAGAATAATACAAAGGAAGAAACTCGTGGTAGGGTGTGGCTTCGTTCTGAGGTAACTAAAGCTTATCCTGAATATCATGGTTGGTTTGAAAAGTGGGTTTCAGGTCTTCATAATAAATCACGCGAAGAGCAGATCGCCGAAGCTAATTTTGTAAACGACGCTTATATTTCAGAAACTAATTATGCGCAGACAGTTATGTCTGGTATTGCTGGATACTTCGATCGTTATCCTCGTATCCCTTATGGTCGTGCGACTTCTTATACAGAAAAGCACTATGATACTTTCGCGAAGTGCTACCCATACCTTCACAAACTCAACGATCAGTTTCGCGAATTGATTCCTGGTAGATGGAAGGTTCAAAATGAACAAGCCAACAAACTTGACCCAAGATTCCGCATTGATGGTACTGTCTTTACTACTCTTACTGTTAACCACAATTGGCGTACTGCCTGCCATCGAGATGCTGGCGATCTTACTACTGGTTTCAGTAATATTTGTGGGGTTACTGGTCCAGAGGGTAAAGGATGGAGAGGCGGTCAGTTTATTCTTCCTGAGTTCCGCATTGCAATTAATCTCCAGCCTGGTGATATGTTGCTTGTCAATAACCACGAAGGAATTCACGGAAACGATGAACTTATCGGTGATGACAATGATCGCATGACGATTGTTGCTTACTTTCGCGAAAAGATGCTAGAACTTAAGTCGTTTGAATACGAGAACCTTCGTAAGCAGTTCGTTGACGAACGTCGCCTGAATAAAGATCACCCTCTTCAGCGTCCTCTTTGGAATGGCGTATCGCCTAACATGTGGGAAGATAAGGAATGGTATGATTATATGGAAAAGCATAACATACCAGATCCTTATAAGAAAGAAGAAAAATCAACACTCGAGGATTTCTTTTGAAAATAGCTAAAATTTGTAATGAGTGGAAGCTTCCGTTTAACTTCGATCTTAAAAGCGAAGAGAACGTAAGCCTACATAATCGCTCATATCTTCATTACGCTGCTGAACACCCAGAGCTTGTATCGGCTAAGTGCTGGGCTACTAAGTGGCTCCTTGAAGATATTATTGATATGACTAAAACCTATACTGCTATCGAGTATATGGCAGGTATAGGTGTACAAAGTCTTTTGATTCAAAAACTTTTTAATCTAGAACTTCATGTTATGGGAGAGCTAGATGAAGGATGCGTTGAACATCTTTCTAGTATTGATTGGGAACATAAAGTAATTGTAAATTGTCAGGATGCTCAAAAATCTCTAATGGAAGATCATAATTTCGATTTGAAGTTTCTTGATCTACCTAACTCTAGTATCCTTCAGGTCACAACTAAGTGGAAGGATGGGTTCAGTAAGCTATTTGAATCTAACCCGAAGCTTGTTGTTTGGACAGATACATCTATTACCTATCCTATTTCTATTCATGGCGAGAAGTATGGTAATATTTTAAACGCTAAACTTGAAACAAAATTGGACTATATTAATGCATATTCAGCTTGGCTTTTTAAAAATTTCGGCTATACTATAAAGAGGGCTGCAATTAGAGGTACTAATGCTGTTTATTTTGCAGCAGTACCAGGATTAGTCAGTACTACTATTTCTAGTTTTCCTATCGCTACAAACGCAGATGGGTTTTATTTTATTGGAGAGGAAAAGAGTACTCTTGACGCATTCTTCTGAACAACTAATTGGGCGCTGGTCACAACTTACTAATCAACCAGAAGTTTCAAATTTAACAAAAGGTATGGACTTTCGCGAGCCTCGTTATCGCCGCGAAGTGTTTTTGCGTTTCTATGAATATCACTTGAAATATAAGTCCCATCCAGGGGCAGTCTATTTTGCCTTCCCTTGGTTGGCTGATAAATTTAAAATGGATATGGAAACCAAACTATGGTTTGCTTTTATCAATGGATGCTCGCAAAACATAGTTACAACTTATATTATCTATCAAAAATACCCGAATATTAAGAATGTTAAACTAGAACAGCTTTCTGAATGGTGGGGCGAAAACCAGCATAAGTTCAAGGCTGGGTCTGGTTGGGATACCGATCGTAAATATTTTAAGTATGGTAAAACTGGGTTTCCGAACTGCGTTGCCTCTTATAAAGAGAACGTAGATAAGTTTGGCTCCCAGGTAGATATGTTTAACGAATTAAATAACACAGGCGATAAGTATAAGAACTTTGAAAAGACCTGGGATTATGTTCGTGCAAACTTTATGTCCTTCGGTCGCCTCTCTGCTTTCTCGTATCTAGAATACCTTAGGATTCAAGGAGTTAACTTAGACTGTAATAGTTTATTCCTTGATGATATAGATGGTTCACGTTCTCACCGTAACGGTCTTTGTAAGGTTCTTGGTCGTGATGACCTAGATTGGTGGAAGCAGGATCTAAAATATAACTCTGAAACTATCGAGTGGTTGAAGAAGGAAGGCGAGCTTCTATTAGAAGAAGCCAAGGCTCGTTTCGGTCATCTATATAATGATGTTTCCTACTTCACACTCGAGTCAACCTTCTGTTGCTATAAATCATGGCACAGACCCAACCGTCGTTACCCTAACGTTTATATGGATATGTTTCATGATCGTATTAGATATGCAGAGTCAGAATGGGGTGCGGACTTTGATCTATTCTGGCAAATGCGAAAAGACTGTCTTCCCGCTCATCTACGACAAGAAGATACGCCAGGAGATCCAGGAATTTCGAAAGACAAACAAAACCACTATCTATCTACAGGTCAAGCTATTATGATGGATAAAGAGTGGGATTGTTTTGAAAATGATTTTATGAAGCCGAGAGGCGTTGAACTTTTTGCGGGGTAATATGAAAGTTATTGCGATTGGTGGCGAGCCTGGATGTGGTAAGACCACTCTTATGAAACGTATAATTGAAGATGTTAAACCTATTCCGAAGTATAGTGAGTTCAAACTAGTACCATACTTACAGAAAGATAATATCTTTATCCTTGGTAAGTACGAAGAGGGCGAAGTATTTTCTGGTACGGATAGAATGTCTATGGCAGTTCAGCCAGAGGCAATAAAATTCCTTGACTCTTTTCCAGAAAATAGTATACTATTATTTGAGGGTGATAGACTGTTTACGGCTTCGTTCCTTGAACACTGTGTAGATAAGTATGATACTAGTATTATCTATCTTAAGACGGAGCGTTCAATCCGTCAAGATCGTTATAAGGAGCGAGGCTCCAATCAAAACGAAACTTGGTTGGCTGGTCGTGAAACTAAAGTTTCAAACATCATGTCTAATTTCGCATTGATGTTTAATACAGAAACTTTTATGAATAACACATACGAAGAACAAACAAATGTTTATAATGCAATAAAAGATATGATGGAGAAAAATTATGGAAACTGAATATCAAAATGAAGCAGTATCAGAAGGCGTAGAGCATAAGAACATTGAAGATCTAATTAGCCTTTTGGCATCTAGGAATTTAGACCAAAGAATTAGTTATAAATATGCCGAAGATCGAATCATTTCAGATTTTCATGACTATATAGATAATACATACGGTCAGCACTACCAGACAGAAAATAACATTCAGTGTTTTGATGTTTGGATTGCTCTCGATGATGCTACTCCTACTTTCCGAAATACAGCTCTTAAGTATCTTTGGCGTTACGGTAAGAAGAATGGCAATAACAAAGATGATTTGTTGAAAGTATTGCATTACACGATTATGTGTTTGTATAATGATCACTATAAGGATGGTAAATAATGGAAATTAAAATTGATGTTGAGCTACTGAAAAAGCGTAAGCTGTTTAT